CGGATACAATAAGATATGGTGGTGCTAATACTACTATCAAGTTTTTAGATAACTTGATTAAGTTGAATCCTGAAAGGTTTGGATAATGGCTACTCCAGTTGGAACATTACAACAATTCGGTGGTGATACCTATAGATGGGATGGTACAGGATGGCAATATGTCCCTTTATCACTCAATGTAGGTGGAACTGGTGATGACCCTTCAAATGCACCAGTTGTTACATCTGGTGGTATTGTACAACCAATTACAAATACTGGGCCAACAGGTGGGGACGTAGACGATTTAACATCTGTGCTTGGTGGTAATGGAAACGATAATGGTAATGATCCAGTAGATATGTCTGCTGGTGGTGATTTAAGTTTAGTGGATCAAGGAGCAAGTAACATGGCAACCACATGGGAAGATTGGTCACCTGTATTTGGTGAGTATAGTCCAGAACAACAATATACATCATTGATGTCTACAGCTATGCCTAACTACTATACCCCTAGGTATGGTCAGATGGCACAGCGTCAGTTCGCACCTACTTTTGGTAGGTACTTACTGGGTGGATATGGTGGAGGTACAACAGGACTTGGTACTGGTGCAGGATTTGCTGACTGGTACACAGGACAAGGAATGACACCGGGTGTAGCTCCTACTGGTGGAGCAGGTATACCAGATATATCAGGAGGATATAACCAAGCTTTAGCTATGGGTCAAGCTGGAGTGGGATCAAGTGCTTGGGATACTATGGCAGCATCTAATCCGGGTATGGCTTATGCGATGCAAGACCCACAGGCTGTACAGGCTATGGCATTGGCTAGATATTATAATGGTGGTGGCCCTGTTGGTGGATATGCTGGTAGAGCAGTACAGAGTACATTAGGCAATCTTTATGATCGCTATATGACTACAGGTGCTCAATCAGGAATTACAGGCCCAGCAGGATACCTAGGATATCTAGGTGGTCTTAGTGGCAATAGATTTGGGGCTATGGTTTAATGCCCACAGGCTGGGAAGATTTCTTACTTGCTGAGAATCCCCAATGGGCTTACTTCAGCTCGTCACCATTTACTACTAGTAATCAAGAGGGCTTTGCTCCTGCCCAACAGAATTACTGGAGAGGACAATATGGTAACGTGTGGAATAGGTATCTTGGGGAACTTGGTAGTGCTACACGACAAGGAGAAACACTAGGTAGTTATTCAGACTACCTAGATGAAATGCCTTTCACTCAGATGTACTACCAGAATACAACTCCCAGTCAACGAGGAAGACAGGGTAGGTATAATCCATCTACTAGATTTATGTACTAGAGGTACATCATGTCTCCAGAAGATAGACGTAAAGCAGAAGCATGGTGGTCAAGGCAACTTGAAAAGTTTCCACAGCTAGCACAAAAATATGGAACTCAAGTTCCTGTAGCCCAAGATGGTCAGATTCCCAGAAATGTAATTGCAGATGTACAGACTGCTCGTCAGGCACAAACTCCTTCAATTGGTCAAGGTACTCCTCTTCCCGGTCAACGACAGATCGTTCCACCAGAACCAGTTAACTGGCGTGAAGCAGGAAGAGATATAGTTTCTGGTGTAGCAAATCTACCCACCATGGGACTTAATTTAATTCCCGGTCTTAACCCCCAACAAGTAACAGAAGATGTTACATCTAAAATGTTTGGGGTAGAACCCAGACCTTTTGATATTCCAGAAGATGCAGGAAAATTAAGAACAGGACTTGATCCTATAATGCCTACCATATCAGGTATTGGAACTATCGGAGAAAGATTCTTAGACCCTATTAAAACTGCTACTCTGGAGGGTATTGGTAGATTTTCACTTACTGATCCTTATGGAGTAGTTAGTGATACACAATTACTTAGAGATGCAGGGTATGGGCCAGTTGAATCAAGACAGGCAGCTTATGAACAGGCAGATGTTCCTTGGTATGTAGACCTCCCTCTTGCTGTAGCTACAAGCCCTGAAGAATTAATACCCGGTATTGGTATGTATGCAGGTGCTACTAGGTTAGCTGCTAAACAACTAGGGAGAACAGCTACTAGAGAAGTAGCAGAAGAAGCAGCTCCAGTTGTAGCTAGGGAAGTAGCAGAAGAAGTTCCTGTTGTAGATGAAGTTGTACAACCAGAAGTTGTACAAGAACCAATTCAATTAGGACTGACCCCACGAGAGGGAGCACAGTACGCTTTTGATGAAACAGAACCTGCTCGTATTGCTGAAGATATCCCTGTACCACAAATACAAGAAGTAACTTCAACAGCTCAAAGTCGTATAGATCAGATCATAGAAGATGTTACTGATACGTATGATGTTAGAGGTATGAACATAACAAAGGTTGGTACTAGTCCTAATAAAGTAAAAGAAGCTGGACAGGAAAAAGTAAGAGAAAGATTTGGACAGTTAATAACTGGCAACTTAAATGATGCACAGGCTAAAAGAGCCAGTGACTATATATCTAAACAAACTGGGGTAGACCCTGAAGAGATAAGAAGATTAGCAGGTGAAGCTGGAGTACAGGAAACATTCGGCCCACAACTAACACCAGACCAACAACTAGTAGAAACTATTGCTGAACAAATAGACAGTACGTGGAACAGACGTACAGAGTTTAGTCCTGAAATAGAAACACAACTAGATAATTTAATTACCTTTAGACAAGAAGGTAAGAATCGATTACTTGGATTTAAATCTCATTACGGCAGAATTAGAAATCAAGTAGCTAAAGAAGTAGGTATGTCTCCTGCTGAACTTGAGAAATATATAGACAATATGTCTCAAGGTACATTCCCACAACCTGATCCTTTCCCCGGAGGTGTACCTTCACCGGGATGGAAAGTACAACAGCTTGTAGGTGATCCTCAAAGACAAAAAGAAATAGACAGATTTGCAATACAGTTAGAGATGCCTCTACTACCTAAAGGATCAAAACCTAAAGAGGTAGAAGAAAGACTTGCTCTTTCTAAGAACGAAGGATATCCAATTCCTGCTGATCGTCCGGGTACTACTAATGTATCTGCTGGTACACAGTTAGCACGATCTTCAAAAGATAAACTTCTTACTGTTGTTAATGATTTAGAATCAGCATTAAGAGGGTTAATAACTCCTGACGAACAGGCACATATATTAGATAAGAATGCAGGAACAACATTAAAAGATATATTAAGTGCAGCAGGAGCTAAGACTGCTATAGGAAAAAATCTTATTACTCGTTATGAAGGTGCAGTTAATGCACGTATGAATGACATACAAATAGATGCTGTACAGGGAGATAAGCTACTAGAAGGTCTAGGATTTGGAGCAAGAGAAAGAGGAAGATACTTTAGTACTGAAAGAAGTTTTGTTCTTAATCAGGCTGATATAGGAACTGCTACTGATCCCGGCCCTATTAGAGTTTTATACCGTGCATTACATGGTGAAGTTGGTGGACAAGAGTGGTCAGAAGTTACCAGTGAATTGTCAAAACAAATGTGGATAACAGGAGAAAATCTTCCAGCATCTGTATTGGCACATCCAGCAATGGCCCCAGAAAAGGCAGCACAAAGAGAAGAGCTGTTTGATTTCCTGAGAGAGATGACTGACATGGAGTCAGCCATGAGAATAGACTTCGATCCAAAGATGGGATTCATTAGGGAAGATTATTTTCATCGTGGATGGAAACCTGTAGAAAAGTTAGGGGACGATGTTATTAGAGGTAACACACAGAGGTTAGCCGAAACACCTTCATTTGCAAAAGCTCGTACTACTCTACGGTTCTGGCAATTAGAAGAAGCAGGATTTGAGCCACTGTTCTGGAATCCTGTACATCAAGCTATTAACTCCTCACAGATGGGAATTAAAGATAGGCTACAAAAAGAACTTGTTGAGTATATGCAAAACCCTTTAGTTAATGTAGCACACGCAGTAGGTGATCAAGATGAAGCTCTTCAAAGATTAAAATCCTTATATGGTATGGAGTTTAGGGTTCCTAAAGTAGGCCCAGCATTTGAGGGTAAGGGATTTAAAGTAACTGAAGAGATGCCAGCAATAGAAGGTGTTGGTCAATCTGTAACTCAAGATGTTTTTAGAGAAGGTATGTATGCAGTTCCAACAGGAGTAGCTGATACTCTTGAGCAGATATGGAGAGGAGGAACTACAAATTTCAATAAGGTTTTAAATATATCAATACCTAAGACAGATAAAACTTACCCGGTTAATCTTGGTAAGTTAATTGATGCAATGGTATTCATACCTAAAAGAATTAAGCTGTTTGCTTCTCTTTTCCAGATCACAGACTTTTCACGAAGACTTGGTATAGGAAGTACTCATGCAATAGTTGACGATGTATTTAGAAATATGAATCTTGGTATGTCTCCTAAAGAATCATTTGAATCTGGAGTTGAAGTAGCTAGTGGATTCAAGCAACATGCAGGTGCTGCCGGGAAGGGTTGGTGGAATATGTGGGGAGATTATTTTCAAGGAGGTAAATCAGCTCATTACAGAAATCTATTAAGTAGCAGGGAGATTACAGGGATCGAAGCTGTATTAGAAGGTGGTGGAAGACAGGGACAAATTAGCTGGAACAATCTAGTAAGAAATGGTCTTAATGTCAGGGACTTAACTATATTGCCCAGAGAAGACATGCTAAGAATAGTTGATGGTATTTCTCAAAATACTAACTTCCCACTCAAGGTGGGAAGATACATAAAAGAATTAGAGTACTCATCAAGAAGAGGTTTGTTTGATAGGGTTTATCCAGCAGCTATCATGACTGATGTTAAGTACAACTTAATTCCTATGGCTATGAAAGCATACCCAAATGCTACTGATGATCAGATCATGGCCCTCGTTGCTAAACAGGCAAACATGAAGTACTCAACATTACTTCGATCTCAAAGTGCACTTAATCAGACTGCAAGAGAAATCCTTTCAAGGCTGGCATTCTCAATCAATGAAAACGAATCATTGATTAGACAGATGACTGGAGCTTTTGCAGGTAGCGATACTAGATTCTGGAGAACATACTGGGTTAGTGCAGGTGCATTCTTTATGCTTGCAGGTAATGCAATTCATATGGCTACCGGGCTAGTTACAGAGGGAAAACCAAAGCCATTACCTGTAGATAGATATGTTCCTTTTTATCGGAAAGAAGGATTAATGCCTATAGGATTTAAATCTAGGTTTTTAAATCCTGATATCCCATTGAGAACACGATCTGGTGAAAGAGCAATGATGGATATGTTAGGTCAGTTAGATACTTTCGGTAGAATGCTAGGCGGTTTTGAATTCATTAGCCAAAGACAAAGTGCACCAGTAGGAGCACTTCGTCACCTGTATTCAAAGACTGATTTCTATGGAAGAGATACAGATCAGTTTGGGTGGGCAGGGACAGCGTTGCAGTTTGCTTATGACGTAGGTGTACCTATAGGTATGGGTGAAGCTGTTATGGGAGCAACAAGTAAATTTGCAGGAGATGTACCACTTCCTTCTATGGGTACATTTATTGGGCCTGATACAACCCTAGGAGATATATTACCTGTATCAGAACAATCTCTTGGTTTGGGTGGAATGATTGCAGAGGCAACAGGAGAAAACATTAAAGCCCAATCAGTAGTAGATATGGAAACAAGAATGATAAAGAATACTTTCCCTGATAAGGAAATAAAACCTTGGTCACAAATAAGAATGAAAGATTTAGATTCTGATGAGAAGTTAAAGGTTTTAAATGACCCTGCTAACCAACACTTTATAGAAGAATTAAATAGACAGTCTAAAGAAAAAGCTGATATGGATAACATATGGCATGAAGAAAAGCAGGATAGAGATGAGATTAAATCAGGAAGGATGTTAGCAGAAGATAATTTAGTTAACAGGTATGACACAGAGGCAAACAACAATATAGCTTGGGATCCAAAAGGATTTAGAGAAGAAGTAAGTAAGATATCACTGGAAAGTCGTGTTAGGTCAGATATGGTTTCTGACAAATATGCAGACAATCTACAACACAAGATTAGAAACCAACCTTTAAGTCGAGAAGAAGAAGCAGAGAAAAAAGCTAAGACACCTATAGCATGGGCTGAATACAGGTACTACAACCTATTTAAAAAGCATGGTAAAGATTTTGAGCAAATGGATTGGGATGCTTTTGAATCAGACTTCGCAGCAGAAAGAGCCTTATGGGGTACAGAACTAACCGAAAGGTTTGATGCTGTGCAAAGACAGAAGTCTGCTGAGAAGCATAACCCAAGAGTACAACAGTACTATGATGCTATGGATTTACTGGAACAAGTTGGATGGTTTGATAATCCTAGATTAACCGAAATGATTTCACAGTATCATGATCGTATGCCTAAAAGAAAAGACGGCTCTGGGTTAATGGAAGAATGGGACAAGTGGCTTAAAGGTGGAACCCAAGAAAGAACTAGGATAGAAAGGAATAGTTACTATAATGTAACTATTAAATTACTAAAACAAGAAAGAGACAGGGCAAGACAAGCAATACTGATGAGTCCTGAATATGGCAAACAGGTTGATAAAGCAGTCATAGAATGGTTTGGTAGAGTTCCATCACATCAGGAAAATCTCCAGTTATATTATGATTTGTATGAAGTTATGCCAAGAAAAATGCAACTAGTTCGATAGGAGGAACAAGGATGGTTAGTGAAAATACAGAGCCAGTACAAGCACCGTTACCAGAGGAACCAGCACCAGTACCAGAGGCAGAGATTGAAACCAATCCGCTTATTGCTGAAGTAGATCGGTTAAATAATGTTACTGATGAGGTAGAGGAAACACCTGTACCAGAACCAGTAACAGAAACACCAGTAACAGAAACACCTCCGCAAGCACAGACCCCTGCGGAACAGGTACTTTCTGCACCAGAACCACCTGCGGAACCTACAGTTCCACAGCAGCAGATGTCTCCTGAACAGATACGACAAATGCAAATAGATCAACAGCAGTATCAGCAGGTACAACTACAGGCACAGATACAGAATGAGGCACAGAGATATCAGCAACAGTTAGAACAGCAGGGATATCTTCCTGATCAGGCACAATCTATAGCTAGACAGCATATGCAAAGTCGTGCTGCACAAATGGATCAAGCCAGACAAAATGAATTTAATCAACAGGTATTACTTGGTAAACAAGCAGCATCAGAACATTTTGCCAAACAATATAATCTTACATTTGAAGACATGGCTACTCTTAGAATGTCTAATAGTCCAGAGCAAATGGAACAGGTTGCAAAAAAGATATCTGCGGATAGACAAAGAGATGCAGAATTAGCAAGGTTAAAGCAACAACAAGTACCACCACAGCAGTTTGATAATTCTCAAGGTGCTCCAGAAGTTGCATCTAATGATAATGCGTGGTTAGATAGGTACATATATAATGGTGATAGATCGCCAAATGCGGTAGCTGCTGCAAGAAGGGCGAGCTTCGGTCAACAGTAAGCCACAAGGGAGGTAACCTATGGCACAGACAGCCACGACTGGGAATCTAGAAAATGCCCAGCGGATTATCCTCGCAGCAGCGAGGTACACAGAGGAGCACAATGCTCCAGCTATGGCTCTTATAGAGTCATTTGATTTGCCCAAAGGGGCAAAGCAAGTAACCGTACCAAAGGTAGGTCAGATGTCAATGAGTGACTTGACTGATGGTCAAGACATAATTGACGAGGAAGAGATTGGTATGACCACAGTTGACCTTACGGCATCTGAGGTTGGAGCCAAGGTTATCCTTACCGACAAACTGGTCAGGCAAGCTGCTGACAATGTTATGAGCATTGTTGGTCGTCAGCTTGGTGATGGTATGGCACGAAAGAAAGATACAGATGTACATGCTCTGTACTCTGGACTGAATGGTGGAACAACACTTGGAGCTGCTGCTGCAACAATGAGTCTTGCTAACGTAGCAGGTGCTATTGCTTACACTAAAGCTAACAAGTTTGGTTCACAGGTATATATACTTCAGCACCCTAACGCTGTATTCGATATAGCTAATACTGCTGTTACAGCATCTAGCACATATCCAGTACCTGCTGGGTGGTCTGAAGATTTGCTTGGTAATTTCTGGAGTGGACTGCGACCACTAAATGGAGTTCCAATCTTTGAAGATGGAAACCTTTCAGTAGATAGCAGTGATGATGCTGTTGGTGTTATAGCTGACAAGTCTGCACTTGCTGTGCTGAAGTCTGTAGATACTAGAACTGAGCGACAGAGAGATGCTTCTCTCAGGGCTACAGAACTGGTTATGACTGCTGACTATGGGGTATTTGAACTTGATGATAGTCGAGGAGCACCGCTTACATTTGATGCTGCTGCTCCATCAACTAGTGCGTAATCTAGATAGGGAAACCTATGGAGGACTAGATGGTTAATTTGAGTGATAGACAGAGGATGAGGAAGGAGTTGGTGGCAGTTGGGTTTGCTTGGGAATACATTGATA